CCGCTCTCGCAGAAGCCGTTGCAGCCCACCGTCGTGCATCAAGGCGTCTGGAGGACACGGTGAAGCGGTTGAAGGCCCGTGCTGGCGTGATCGACCGGACGGAGGCATCATGGGAGGCATGACCGACGCGCAACGCAAGGTGGTGAGGAGAAGGCGTGGGTAGACCGCTCGACAAGCTCCACGCGCTCGCGGAGCGGCACGGCCTGCACGTGACGTTGAAGCCGGTGCTGAAGCGGTGGAAACTCGGGGTCGAACGGCCGCTCGAGCAGGTCGGCGGCGGCACGAGACCGCACCGGGACTACGAGGGCATAGGCGACCTGTCCGAGATCGACGCCGCGGCGGAGCGGCTGAACAAGCGGCTGGAGCAGACGCCGCCGCTCCGAGGGGCGCAGCCTTGATGTGGCGGCTGCACGTCTACCGGCAGGGCGACGAATGGTGCGAGCCCGAGCGCAGCGCCTTCGATGAGGTGCGCGCAGACCTTGAGCGGGTCGCGCCCGACGAGGACTGGGTCTACATCGAGCGGCGCGTCGATGACGGTCCGTGGAAGGAGGTCGCGTTCGCCGGCGAGGCGGCGGGGCTGCCGGACGCGTGGACGTACCAGCCTGAGCCGCCGCCAACGGGAGGATCATGAAGCCCATGACCGCGCGCAAACTCGTGACAAAGGCGACATCCAACGCGCGTACGAGAGGCCGCCGAGACTGGCGCAGACCGTTCCTGGAGGCTCTCGCGAGAGAGGGCACGGTGAAGCAGGCGTGCGTCGTGGCGGGCGTCAGCCGGCAGCACGCCTACCGGGAGCGGCAGTCGAACGAGGAGTTCGCCGTCGCCTGGCACGACGTGGAGGAGAGCCTCACGGACGGGCTGGAGCGGAAGGCGGTGGAGCTGGCGCTGGCGGGCGACACGAAGATGCTGGAGTTCCTGCTGAAGGCCCGCCGCCCCGAGAAGTACCGCGAGCGGTACGACGTCCACCACTCCGGCAGAGTCGATGTGACGCCGGAGAAGCTGCGGCAGATGAGCGACGAGGAGCTGGCGGACCTTGAACGTCGTCTCGCCAGCTGACCGGTCCGACGCACTCGCGCTGATAGCGCGCGAGCGTGCCCGCCGCCAGGTGGAGGAGGAGCGGCGCCGGCGCGAGGCAGAGTCGCCAGACGGCCAGCTCGCCGGCGAGTGCGCCCGCGATCTGCGGACGTTCATCCGGGAGGCGTGGCCGATCGTCGAGCCGGCCGCGCCGTTCGTCGCCTCCTGGCACATCGACTGCGTCGCCGAGCACCTCATGGCCGTGTCGTCCGGCGAGATCCCGCGGCTGATCATCAACCAGCCGCCGCGCACCACGAAGAGCTTGACGGCCGCCGTGTTCTGGCCGGCGTGGGAGTGGCTGACCAGACCGCACATCCGGTGGCTGTTCGCCTCCTACGCCCAGGACTTCGCCTACCGCGACAGCATGAAGATGCGGCGGGTGATCAAGAGCCTCGGCGGCCGGCAGGACGGGAACCTGTTCCAACGGGTCGGCTACCAGGGCGTGCTGAGGCTGCTCGGCCAGTCGTGGGAGCTGGTCAGAGACCAGGACGCGAAGTCGAGATACGAGACGACCGAGACCGGGGTGCGGTTCGCGACCGGTGTCGGCGGGTCAGCGACCGGCGAGGGCGGCGACCGGATCGTGATCGACGACCCGCTCAACGCGAGAAGAGGCCGCTCTGACCGGGAGCGGGCCGCCGCGAACGTCTGGTGGGACGAGACCATGTCAACCCGCTTCAACAACCGGGACGCGGCTGCCGTGATCGTCATGCAGCGGCTGCACGAGCAAGACCTGTCCGGCCACCTGCTCGCCAAGAACGCCGGCTGGCATCACCTGTGCCTGCCCGCCGAGTACAACCCGTCCCATCCGTTCGTCTACCCGGCCCAGAAAGAGCTGCCGTCCGGCCGCATGATCGACGGCGACCCGCGCACCGAGCCCGGCCAGCTGCTCGACCCCGACCGGCTCGACCCGGCCACGCTCGACGCCCGACGCAGAGACCTCGGCTCCTACGGGTACGCCGGCCAGTACGACCAGAACCCGGTGCCGGCCGAGGGCGGCATGTTCAAGCGCGGCTGGTGGAGACGCCGCTGGCAGCCCGGGTTCGAGGTGTCGCTGCATCTCGGCTGGGACCAGGTCATCCAGTCGTGGGATCTCCGCTTCGGCGACAGCCAGAAGGCCAGCTCATCGTTCGTCGTCGGACAGGTGTGGGGCTTCCACGGCGCCGACGCCTACCTGCTCGCACAGGTCCGCGGCCGCTTCAGCTTCACCGAGACCGTGCACGTCGTGCGGGCCCTGACCGCGTTCCGGCCCGACGCGGCCCGCAAGCTCGTCGAGCGCAAGGCGAACGGCGAGGCGGTCATGTCGACGCTGCGACGCGAGCTCGGCGGCATGGTGCCCGTCGACCCGAGAGAGTCCAAGGATGCGCGTGCGGCGGCGATCACGCCGTGGGTGGAGGGCGGCAACGTGATCCTGCCCGCGGCCGACACGATCCCCTGCCCGCCGAGCTACATCGACGAGGACGCCGTCGAGCATCCGCTGACGCCCACGACCGTGCAGGACTTCATCGAGGAGGCCGCCAGCTTCCCGCTCGGCTCCCACGACGACCAGGTCGACGCCATGTCGCAAGCGATCTCATGGGCTAAGCCGTCCGCCCGGCTGGACCCGGACCCGCGCGAGGGGCGGATACCGGGCTACCGGCGCCGGAGAGGGTCGGTGTTGGACGGGGCGATCATCAAGAACGCCAAGACCGCGCAGTGGTGAGCTACAACGACGGCGCGCGGACACAGACGAAGTCCTCGACCCCGTCGCGTGCCTGAAGCGCGCCTGCCTCGTTCAGCTCGCCGCACAGCTCGCCTTCGAGCATCGCCAGCGCGTACGTGCCGGCGCCCGCCGGCGGCAGGCCCGTGACGCTGACGATCACCTGGTGCGGCTTGTAGACGGCGGCGAACACGCTCAGCGCGCCGTCGGACAGGCGGGGCACCGCCTCGTCGAGCCACTCGCGGGTTCCGACGGCGCTCATGCTCTCCGCTCCATGAGCGCTTCGCTGCGCGTGAACTCGCGGGCCGGGCTGTACGTGTCGATCTCGATTCTCACGCCGCCTCCTTCGCTCGCGGGATCGCCGGAGACCAGTCGCCCATGTCGATCCGGCGCCGGTCGACCTCGGCGACGAGCTGGAGGTAGAGCGACTGATATGGCTCGCGGCCGTTCGTGAGCACGTTCAGCTCGACCTCGTTCACTTCGAGCGACTCGACGAGCGTGACGATCTCAGCGTCGCTGAACGTCTCCCACCGGCTCACGCGGCCTCCTTCGCGGTCGTGGTCGGCCAGTCGATCGCGCTCGGGTGCATCGACAGAGCGGCAGCTATGCACCGCTGCGTCGACCTCTGCGGCACGACCTCGTCGTGCTCTATCCGGTAGAGCGTCCGGGCGTTCACGCCGGACTTGAGCGCGAGCTGTTCGCGGCTGAGGTTGGCCTGCTCGCGTGCACGTCTCAGCGTGACCTTGCGCATGGCGCACATCTTAAAGGTCGATCCGGCCATATGTCCGGACAAGTGCCCGGATTCCTTGGTGTGTGCTAGGCGCCGGCCGCATGCTGGCCGCCAATGGCCCCCTCGTTCGACGGTCACCGCGTCTCCACCGACTGGTTTGCCGTCCTCTCCGCCGCCCGCCGCGACGGGCTCAAGTTCCGCCTCAACTCCGGCCAGCGCACCATGGCCGAACAGCAGCGCCTCTACGACCTGTGGAAGGCCGGGATCGGCAACCTCGCCGCCGTCCCGAACCCGAACGCGCCGCACATCCGCGCCGGCCGCCAAGACCACGCGCTGGACGTCGACATGTTCGTCGGCGTCGGCACCAGCGGCGTGCAGCGATGGCTGCGTGCCCACGGCGTCCCCACCTCGCTGACCGTCCCGGGCGAGGGCTGGCACATCGAGGCCGACTCCGCCGGCCAGCTCCATGAGGCAGCGAAGCGGCTGGCGCGCAAGCCGACCGTGCTCGACCGGCTCCGAGCCCGGCCACTGCGCCGCGGCACCAAGAGCCCCGACGTGCGCGCCGTGCAGGTCTACCTGCGGCGCGGCGGCTACTTCAACGGCACCCCCGCACAGAAGGTCGGGACGGTCGGGCCCGCGCTCGTCGCGGCCGTCAGAGCGTTCCAGCGGCACGTCAAGCTCCCGGCCGACGGGATCGTCGGCCCCAAGACGTTCGCCGCGCTGCGTCGCCGCTACGGCTGGCGGGTCTGGTCCAAGCGCGGCAAGACGAAGCCGGCTCCGGCGCGCGAGCAGGAGATCTCCGCTGCGGGCCTGGCGCTCATCGAGAGCTTCGAAGGCTTCCCGAACGACGGCCGCCCCTACAACGATCCGGTCGGTCACGCGACTGTCGGCTACGGCCACCTGTTGCACCGAGGCCCGGTCACCGACGCCGACCGCAGGGGTGTGTGGCTCAGAGGCCAGCAGACGCCGGGCCGGCTGACGAGAGCCGAGGCCAGGCTGCTGCTGCGCCGCCAGCTCGCGCTCAACTACGAGCCGGCCGTGCGTCAGCTCGGCGTGTCGCTCAACCAGAACCAGTACGACGCGCTCGTCTCGTTCGTCTACAACGTCGGCGTCGGCGCGGTCGCGAACACGACCGGTGTCGGCCGCGCGCTGCGTCAGAAGCGCTACCAGGACGCCGCCAACGAGCTGCTGCGCTGGGACAAGGCCGGTTCCCCTCCCAAGCCTCTCGCCGGCCTCACGCGCCGTCGCCGGGCCGAGCGCGACCTCTTCCTCAAGGAGACCCGATGATCGCCTTCCTCAAGGCGCTGCTGGCCGACCTCGCCAAGCTCCGCATGCCCGTCACCGCCGCGGCCGCCGTCACCACCGGCCTGGCGCTCGTCGAGCCGTTCGGGATCACGCTCGGCGGCGACACGACCGCGAAGGTCACCGGGGCGCTGACCGCGCTCGGCGTGATCTCTGCGTACCTCCAGGACCGGCTCGGCGGGGTGGTCGTGCAGACCAACCCCGCCACGCTGAACGTGCCGACCGAGGAGGTCATGGGGGAGATCGCCAAGGCGTATGCCGCTGGTGCGCACGACACGCGGCGTCACGGCACGACGCTGCCGGCCGACGGCGTCGAGCGCGTCGCCGCGATCCAGCGCGAGCGGCAGCCGCTCGGCGAGCCGAACGTCACCAGGGGCGACGAGTGACCCGCCGGCTCCGCATCCTGCTCCGTCTCCTCCTCGCTGACCGGGGAGGCATCGCGGCGTGAGCGCGCTGGCGAGAGCCCCGGCCGAGCCGAGATCCAGCGTCCGGCCCGAGCTGACCAGCTTCGCCGGCGGTCGTCTGCCGAACTGGTCCTACTTCGTCCCCAACGAGCACGAGACCAACGACGCCTGGCGGTGGCCTCGTTGCATCGACACGATCGACGAGATGCGCCTCGACCCGCAGGTCGCGGCCATCGAGACGATCATCACCCTCCCGCCGCAGGACTACCGCCGCGAGCTGGATCCCAACGGCCTCGACCTCGCTGCCGCGGAGAAGCTCGCTGACGACCTCGACGTGCCGCTCAGAGGCCAGGAGCGGCCGCCGGGCCGCTCGGTCGAGCGGTTCGACATGGGCGAGCACATCGCACGCGCGGTGAGAATGGTCGGCAACGGCGTCCAGGTGTTCGAGATCGCCGGCCGCATCGACGAGGACGGCTGGTGGCGGCTCGTCGACCTGCAGCCGGTCCCGCTGCGCACGATCACCAGATGGGACGTCGACCGTGCCGGCCGGCTCAGATCGATCTGGCAGTGGGACTCGTCGTCGCTCAGAGACGTCGAGATCCCGGCTGACCATCTCGTCGTCTACACGTGGGGCGGCGAGCCCGGCGACCCGACCGGCCGCAGCATGTTCCGACCGCTGTACAGACCGGTGATCGCCAAGGATCGGTTCGTTCGCCTCGACCTTCTCCAGAAGGAGAAGGGCGCGATGGGCATCCCGTGGGGCGAGCTGCCACCGGACGCCTCCAAGTCGGACCGGGAGCTGTTCGAAGCTCTGCTCGCCTCGCTCGCCGCCGGGGAGGAGACGAACGTCATCGTCCCAAACGGCGGCAGATTCGGGGTCGCAGGCGTCTCCGGCTCCGTGGCGGATGTCGTCGCGTCGATGGAGTACCAGGACAAGCAGATGCTGCGCGCCACCGCCACGATGGTGCTCGCAGCGGGCGACACCGGCCACGGCACCTTCTCGTCGGCTGGCGAGCACGGCGACCTCCTCTCCAAGGTCCACGACACGATCCCGGCCCGGATCATGCGGGTGCTGACGAGAGCGGTCGTTGCGCTGTGGGCGAAGCTCAACGGCTTCCCGCCGGTCGCCAGACTCGTCTCGCTGCGGCCGGGCGAGGAGGCGCAGACCGAGACCTACGCCTACCACCTGGAGTACAAGCTCCTCACGATCGACGAGGCCCGCGCCCGCATCGGCCTGCCGCCGCTGCCTGACGGGGAAGGCGAGAGATTCCCGGAGAGCTCCGAGGTCCAGGCACGCATCGAGGAGCACGGCGTGCAGGCGGCGGCCGCCGAGTTCAACCAGGCACGCCAGCAGCACGGCCTCAAACCTGTGAGCGAGCGCGTGTTCTTGACGGCAGCTTCGGGCGCGATGGGGGGCACCAGGGCGCCCGTGGCGGCATCGGGCAGGCGCGTGCGGGAAGCCCCCGCTGGCCGCACGCGCCGCCCGGTCGCTGCCGCCGCAGCCGACGTCCCTGTGCCCGACCGGAGACCGCGCCGTCAGCCGACCGAGCTGGAGGCCGCTGCCGGCGCCGACTTCCGGCAGATCGACACCGACTGGCAGACCGCCTACGACGACATCGTGGCGGCGTTGGTCAGAGGCCGCGACCAGCTCGCCGAGACGCTGCTCGACGCGATCCGCGACATGGCCACGGTCGACCCGCTCACCCTCGCCG